GTGCCCTTACTTATGACGATGCACAAGAAACATATACTGCTCGTTACACTCACGAAACTATTGCGTTGGCATTTTCGATCACTGAGGAGGCTGTCGAAGACAACCTTTATGATCGTCTGGCATCTCGTTACACTAAAGCTTTGGCCCGTTCTATGGCTCAAACAAAGCAAATCAAAGCAGCTTCTATCCTAAACAATGCGTTTACGGCTGGTGCTTCTGCGGTTGGCGATGGTGCAGCACTTTGTTCAGCAGCCCACCCATCATTATCTGGTAACCAGACTAACGTCTTGGCAGTTGCTGCCGACCTCAACGAAACTTCGTTGGAACAGATGTTAATCGATATTGCTGGTTTAACTGATGAGCGTGGTCTGAAAATTGCTGTTCGTGGTATGAAGTTAATTATCCCAAAAGAATTGCAATTTATTGCAGAGCGGGTTCTTAACTCTAACCTACGTTCAGCAACTGCTGACAACGACAACAATGCGATGAAAAACATGGGTATGATTCCTGATGGGGCTGTGGTTAACCACTTCCTAACAGACTCAGACGCATTCTTCATCAAAACTGATGCACCTAATGGTTTCAAATACTTCAACCGTTCGCCAATTAAAACGGCAATGGAAGGGGACTTTGACACGGGTAACATGCGCTTTAAAGCGCGTGAGCGTTATTCTTTCGGTGTATCCGATTGGCGTAGCGTTTACGGAACACCCGGCGCAGCATAAGAACGGAATCCTCATTCTGTCTTACGAAAGGGGCCTTACAAAGGCCCCTTTCTTTTTGCTTTTTTTTAGTTTATAGTTTTTTTAGGGCAACATATTAGCTTTGTAGACAGGTACCCGCCCTCCTGACGTTGCATAGACTACAAGGCGAATCCTTATGCAAAGGGTATTAAAATGGCATCGACTACATTTTCAGGTCCAGTGACTTCAACTGCTGGCTTTATTGGCGACATCGTCGTCCCAACTTACACCGTAGCAAACGCACCTTCAGCTTCAGACGCTGGCGCAGGCACTGTTGTATTTGTTTCAAACGGCGCAGCAGGCGCGGCAATCTTGGCTTTCTCTGACGGAACAAACTGGAAGCGTTCTGACACGGGCGGCACAATAGCAGCGGCATAAGGAGTAGGTTATGAGTAGATTCAAACCTGCATCCGAAGAAGAACTAGCGGCTCGAGGAATCAAGCCCGCTCAAGTTCGCGCTCGCAATGAAAACGGAACTCTCAAAGCAGATGATCCCTCCACTCCTGATATTAATGAGGCGTGGGAGGATGCTCCTGTTAAGAAAAAACGCGGGCGTCCCGCGAAAGAAAAGGAATAAATCATGGCAGGTTCTGATGTAAGAACAAAAAGATTGACGGGAACAGGGTCTGCGGCTGTGGGTCCTGCACGCATTAGACAAATCCAAGTAAAAACCACAACGGGAAGCCCACGCCTTACCTTTACTAATGGTAGTGGCGGCGCAACTGTTTTGGACATGGATTTAGATGCGTCAGACACTCATTCGGTAAACATACCCGACGAAGGTATGCGTGTAAGTGATATTTATATCTCAGCTTTCACAGCGTGTACTTCTGTGACGGTTTTTTACAGTTAGGTAAAACATGGCCACAACCAAAAACGTAACTAGAACCCCGTCGGGTCGTATAAAATATAGGGGTGAAACCTTTGCAGGATATAATAAACCCAAGCGAACTCCCGGGAAATCAAAGAAAAGTGCGGTTTTGGCCAAAAAAGGCTCTGAAATTAAACTTGTTCGGTTTGGGGACCAAAAAATGTCCATCAAAAAAGATCAACCGGGACGTAGAAAAAATTTTAGAGCGCGTCACTCATGTGACACCGCAAAAGATAAATTTAGTGCCAGATACTGGTCTTGTAAAGCGTGGTAACGAAAGAATGAAAGTCGTAGATGTTCTAAGTAAATTAGAAAAACATGAAGCGGAGTGTAATCTTCGTTATCAACGTATTGAAGAAAAGCTAAGTGAAAACAAGAGTGCTTTAAAAGCGTTTGATGTGAAACTTTGGGGTTTAGCTGTTTTAATTTTAATTGCACCTTTTGTAGGAAACTTAATGGGGTAGAACTATGTCTTATTCACGTAAATCAAAGAAATCCTCACCCAAAAGTAAAGGGAGTAAGATTTGCCCCAAAGGAAAAGCTTGGGCGGAACGCACTTTTGACACGTATCCAAGCGCGTATGCGAATATGGCGGCCTCAAAATATTGTAAAGACCCTAATTACGCTAAGAAGAGTAAAGGTAAAAAGTAATAATGGGAAAATTAAAGGACTGGGTAAATGAAGATTGGGTCAGAATTGATAGCCAAGGTAACATTGCAGGTAAGTGCGGTACTTCTAAAAATAAAAAGAACCCTGACCGATGTTTGCCTCGGGCTAAAGCGGAAAGTCTCAGCAAGTCTGAAAGGGCTTCGACTGCGCGCAAAAAAAAGCGTGAAGGTTCTAAAGGTAAGCAAGTGGTTTCCAACACAAAGGCGGCCAAAGTGAGAAAAATGAGGCTCGGTGGAGAAGTAACAAAGCCTAAACGAAAATTTAACGGCAAATCCGTCCCCGGAACAGCCGTGGCTCGTGGGTGCGGTGCAATTATGAGCGAAAGACGAAAAAGAACCAAGGGATCGGTTACACAATCATGACTATAGCTTTAGAGGGTAGCATTCAAAAAGAAATTAGGCGTTGGTCTAAAGAGGTGTTGGAAATACCCAGCCCTCACTTTAATGGCGTTCCTCCTTGTCCTTATGCTCGCCAAGCGTGGGCGGAAGATAAGGTAGCTATCTTATTTAAACATGAAGAAAACTACCAAAGTTTGTATTCTTGTATATCTCAATTTGACGACAAATTTGAATTAGCTATATTAGCGGACCTGTCTAACGATAAGCCCCCGGAAGCTTTTCACGAGTATTTAGATGACTTAAACGAATTTATTTCTACGGGGGCGTTTATCGACAAAGACATCTGGTTAATGGGCTTTCATCCAGATGATGAACAAAACGAATTTGTGGAAGAGGCAGAGTTTGAAGCAGAGACGGACACGCCTTATGCTATGATTTTTATACAAAGATTGTCTAAATTGCAGGAATCGGCAGACAAGTTGGACAAAAAGGGTTATTATGGTATTTATGATCCTGAGTACAATGCACTCGAAATCTACGAAAAACGTAAAAAATTTTACAGGAGATTAAAAAATGGCGATGAAACCTCGTAAAGTAAAGAAAATGCGCAAAGGCGGCATGGTTAAAAAAATGCGTAGCGGCGGCATGGTTAAAAAAATGCGCGGCGGCGGCATGGTTAAGAAAATGCGTCGAGGCGGAGCAGTAAAGAAGAAGTAAAATGACAGTTTCTGGAAGCAAAGATTTTGAACTAGACGTCGCTGACTACGTTGAAGAAGCGTTTGAGCGTTGCGGACTAGAGGTGCGCACCGGTTACGACCTTAAAACGGCTAAAAGGTCTTTAAATCTTATGCTTGCAGATTGGGCTAACCGCGGATTGAATCAATGGACAATCAAGCAACGCACCATTACTACTGTAGCCGGAGATGGAGATTATGATCTATCTAAAGATGTAATAGACATACTTTCGGTTGTTGTGAAACGCAACGGCACTGATTATTCTCTACAACGGTTAAGCCGAGATGGTTTTTTAAGTATCCCGAATAAATCTACTCAAAGCCGCGTCAATCAGTTTTTCTTAGATCGGCAGGTCACGCCTGTTTTGAAGCTGTGGCCCGTACCAGACAACGGCACTGATGTAATTTATTACGATGCACTTACTCGCATGGATGATGCGGACATTTACACCAACACAATGGACATGCCTTTCAGGTTTTACCCTTGTCTAGCCGCGGGTTTAGCGTATTATATAGCATTAAAACGCGCACCCAACCGTATTCAGCTACTCAAATCAGTGTATGAAGAAGAGTTTGATCGTGCGGCAACCGAAGATCGAGACCGATCTTCTTTTAACGTCGTACCAAAATACGACAATTACAGGGTGGGGTAATGGCTAAGTTCGCATCTGGTAAAAATTCATGGGCTATATCTGACCGTTCTGGGCAACGATACAAGTATCGTTTAATGCGCCGGGAATGGAATGGTCTTCTTGTCGGCCCTGACGAGTTTGAACCTAAACATCCGCAACTTGGTCCTTTTAGAAAAGTTGTGGACCCAGAAGCGTTGCAAAACGCACGACCCGATCGAATAGAGCCTATGGATGTTTATGTTGGACTTCCTTTAATTGAAAACCCTAACTTACGCCCTGCTACAGGGTTTGGACAAGTTGGAATAGTGACGGTGGTGACATGAGCTTTACATATGCGCAACTAAAACAAGCTGTTCAGGATTACACGGAAAACGATGAAACAACGTTTGTAAGTAATTTACCCTTATTTATTCGTCAAGCAGAAGAACGTATTCTTAAAAACGTGCAGTTAAGTTTTTTTAAAAAAAATGTTACCGGCGGAATGACGGCTTCAAACAAGTATTTGGCCTGTCCTAGCGATTATTTGGCACCTTTTGCCCTTTCTTTTGTAGATTCTGACGGAGATCACGTATTTTTAGACTTTAAAGACGTGGATTTTGTACAATCTTTTAATCCAGATGCCTCGACTACAGGAAAACCACGATACTACGCTGTTTTTGACGTGGATAACTTTATTTTGGGTCCAACCCCGAATAGTGCATACGCTGTAGAGTTACATTACTTTTATCGTCCGGCCAGCCTAACCTCGGGAGCAGACAGTGGTACGACTTGGTTGAGTGAAAACGCTGAAATGGCGTTACTTTACGGAGCTTTAATGGAAGCATACATATTTATGAAAGGTGAAGCGGACGTTATGGCCGTTTACGAAAAACGGTTTACAGAAGCAATCAGCGGCATGAAAATGTTCGGTGAGTCTAAAGAAGTTACCGACGAATATCGAACCGGCATGTTAATTAGGCCGAAACAATGAAATCTGAACTTGTAACACATAAGGAGACATAGGCATGGCCTTTTCAGGAAATTTCATGTGTACAAGCTTCAAGAAAGAAATTCTTGAGGCCGTGCATAACTTTAAAAACTCAGGTGGAAGCACTTTTAAAATTGCTCTCTACACAAATAGTGCGTCGTTTAACGCGGCAACCACCGCTTATACCACGTCTAACGAGGTATCTGGAACGGGATACACCGCGGGCGGAAACACCTTAACGCGGGTTGATCCAACAACGTCTGGAACTACAGCTTTTACTGATTTTGCAGACACCACTTGGTCGTCTTCAACTATCACGGCTCGTGGAGCTATGATTTATAATGATTCCGCTTCAGGTAATCCGGCAGTTGTTATCTTAGACTTTGGTGCTGATAAAACATCAACGAATGGTGACTTTACAGTAGTATTCCCAACGGCAGATGCTTCTAACGCCATCATACGCATTGCGTAAGAGGTAAAATCCGATGTCAGTGATTACGGGATGGGGTCGAGGGTCATGGTCTGAAGGACCGTGGGGCGCGGCTATTCCGGTTACGGTCACGGGCGTTGCGGGTACAGGCGCTTCGGGGTCTGTTACTGTCATTGCAGAAGCCAATGTTCCGGTTACAGGGTTGCAGTCGGCGGGTTCAGTAGGGTCCGTTCTTGTTACCGCGGATGCTAATTCGGTTGTGACGGGCGTTTCGGCCACAGGCTCTCCGGGGTCTGTAACGGTAATCGAAGGCACAGGCGTTACCATTAATGTGTCAGGGCTTGCGGCCACAGGTTCTCCGGGCGCAAGCACTGTAATAGGCACAGCGGTAGTTAACGCGACAGGGGTCGCGGGTACGGGTCAAGTTAACAGTGTAACCGTTACGGCTGACGCAATAACCCCCGTTACCGGATTAGAGGCTGTATCGTCTATGGGATCGGTTACGGTCACCGCAGATGCCTCTGTTTTACCCACGGGATTAACGGCGACAGGTGGTGTAGGCTCTGTAGACGTCGGTATTTTTGTCACGATACCCGTAACGTCGCCAAACCCTGCTTTAGGGCAGGTAGGAGGTGTGGAAACACAAATCCACGTAAATGTTAATGTAACCGGAGTTTCGGCCACTGGGTCTGTTTCTGGAGCTTTAGTTTACGGAACTATTGTCCCGGATCAAAATCCGGGTTATACTAATGAAACCCCAAGTCAAGAGCCTGCGTGGTCAGAGAGCATACCGTCTCAAAACGCTAGTTGGACGCGGATAGCAGCGTAAGGATATAAAAGATGCCTAGTACATATACAGTAAACCTCGGGATCGAGAAGCCAGCCACGGGCGAACAGTCGGGCACATGGGGCGATACCACTAACGTCAACTTCGACATTTTAGACCAAGCTATTAACGGCGCGGCCCGGGTCACGCTTACCTCTGCGGGGTCTTCGGGGTCACCAAACACCTTGGCTATCACAAATGGCGCTACTTCCGATGGGCGCAACAAATGGGTTGAGTTTTATAGTTCGAGCGATCTTGGCGGCAATGTTTTTGTTCAATTAGACCCCAACGATGCTGAAAAGATTGTGTTTGTAAGAAACAGTTTAGGCGGCAGTCAATCGGTAATTCTATTTCAAGGCACCTATGATGCGGGCCGAGATTTAGAAATTCCGGCTGGAATGGACATGGTGGTTAAGTTTGATGGCGGTGGAGCGACCGCTACCACGACCAATGTTTTTCAACAGCTTCGCACGGAGGCCTTAAACATTGCGGGAGACGGCGCGACTGTTACAGGCATTAAAGACGAAGACAACATGGCGTCAAACAGCGCCACAAAATTGGCTACACAGCAGTCAATCAAGGCTTACGTTGACGCACAAGTTGGCGCGTTTGATTCCCTTGCGGAAGTATTAGCGGTTGGTAACACGACTGGCGGCACTGATCTTTTGGTATCTACAGGTGACGACATTACATTTGCGGACAGCTCAAAAGCCATCTTCGGTGCTGGGTCTGACCTACAGATTTACCATGATGGGTCACATAGTTATATTGATGATGTAACAGGTGGTGGAACAGGGTCATTATATATTAAGGCAGACCAATTTTATCTAAATAATACCAATTATAATTACTTGCAAACTAATTCTAGTGGTGACATCCGTTTTAAATATCAGAACGCAACCAAACTAGCCACAACAGCAACAGGAATTGACGTAACAGGCACAGCCGTAACAGACGGCCTTACTGTAGCTGGTAATGTTTCAGTAGACGGCGGCACAATCAAGCTAGACGGGAACTATCCTGTTGGGTCTAGCAACGTGGCGTTGGGTAATACTGCGTTAGATAGCTTAACTTCTGGTAGTAACAACGTAGCTATAGGTTCAAGTGCAGGTACTGCGATTACTACAGGTGCAGGGAACACGGCATTAGGTTATAATGCAGGTGATGTTTTAACTACTGGGAACGATAATGTTGCTGTGGGACAGACTGCTTTATCGGCTGACACATTAGGAAGTAATAGTGTTGCCATTGGCGGTGCCGCATTACAAAAACAAAACTTTACATCAAGTACAGACGTTTACAACGTAGCCGTAGGAAGGTCTGCTGGTAAAGAAATAACCACAGGCATTCGTAACACTCTTATTGGTAGTAGAACAGGCGATGCATTTACAGATGCAGACTATAACGTAGCACTTGGATATAACGCACTAACCTCAGACACATTGGGGTCTACATCTACAGCGATTGGTTACGCTGCACTAGAAACTCAAAACTTTACATCAGCTACAGATAGTTTGAATACAGCAGTAGGTTATCTTGCAGGTCTGTCAATAACCACAGGTAGGCAAAATGTGATTGTAGGCGCACAAACTGGTGATGCCTTAACAGTGGGGGAACTTAATGTTGCGGTAGGTCAAAATGCTTTAAGTGCAGACATAAAAGGAAATAGGTCAACTGCTATTGGCAATAGTGCATTAAGAAACCAAAACTTTACAAATTCTACAGATAATTACAACGTAGCAGTGGGCTATGCCGCAGGTTTAAATGTAACCACAGGCATAAACAACACCTTCATTGGTGGTAAGTCTGGAGATGCACTTACAGATGGAGATTATAACGTAGCAGTAGGATCATCAGCGTTAGGCTCTGATACAAGAGGTAACTTTAGTACAGCTATAGGGCATGCCGCACTTAACTCTCAAAATACTACAAATGATACTAATATGTATAACACAGCCGTAGGGTATTATGCAGGTCTCTTAGTAACCACAGGCGTACAGAACACCCTCATAGGCTCACTTGCTGGTGATGCAATCACCAGTGGCGATAACAACGTAGCTTTAGGTCACGAGGCTTTAACAGCAAATACACAAGGCGATAGATCAACAGCTTTAGGTAACTATGCGTTAAAAACCCAAAACCCTTCATCCAATGTTGATATGTATAACGTGGCAGTCGGACATAATGCTGCTGGCAATGTAACCACAGGCACAGATAACACCATTATCGGTGGACTTGCAGGTGATGCCCTCACTGATGCTGACTATAACGTGGTAATAGGAAGAAGTGCGCTAACGTCCGACACTTTAGGTAGTAAGTCGGTTGCTGTGGGTTATCAAGCATTAGCGTTTCAAAACTTTACATCAGCTACTGATTCATACAATACAGCAGTTGGGCATTTAGCAGGTAATGCAGTCACAACAGGCGTAAACAACACCCTCATAGGTGGTTTAGCAGGAGATGCACTTACTGATGCAGATTTTAATGTAGCAATAGGTATGCAAGCCTTAAGCGCAGACACTCTTGGTAGTAGGTCGGTTGCTATTGGGCTTGAAGCATTAGCCACACAAAACTTTACGTCTGCTACAAATACTTACAACACAGCAGTAGGAGCAGGTGCAGGTCAAGCAGTAACCACAGGCGTTCAAAACACCCTTATTGGTGGTCTAGCTGGTGATGCGATTAATACAGCAAGTGCAAATGTCGCATTTGGTTATCTAGCTCTTAGCACCGAAACTAAGGGAGAGCAGTCTGTTGCTGTTGGATGGGGGGCATTACAAAGTCAAAATCAAACTAGTTCTGCTAACGCATATAATACAGCAGTTGGTGCTCAGGCGGGAAGATTTGTAACTACAGGCACAAGAGATACCCTCATTGGTGGTTTAGCAGGTGATGCTCTTACTACTGGAAGTTATAACGTAGCGGTTGGTTATACTTCATTGGGCGCAACGACAGAGGGTAACTCCAATGTAGCAGTAGGAGATGCCTCTTTAACTACGAACATCACAGGTTCGGAAAACACAGCAGTGGGGCAAGGCGCTTTATCTAGTACGACTGCATCTAAAAATACCGCTGTTGGTTCGCAGGCAGGAATAAATGTAACCTCAGGCGCAGAAAACACACTCATAGGTGCATTAGCTGGTGATGCACTAACAGATGCAGACTATAATATAGTAGTAGGTACAGCCTCTTTAAGTACAGATACATTAGGTAGTCGGTCTATTGCGATTGGTTATAAGGCACTTGAAAAGCAAAACTTTACATCAGCAACAGATAGTTACAACACGGCAGTAGGGCACGCCGCAGGTAATCAAGTAACCACAGGCATAAACAACACTCTCATTGGTGGTCTAGCTGGTGATGCAATTACTGTAGGACATAGAAATGTTGCGGTGGGTAAAGATGCTTTATCAGCTAATGTTGGCGGTGCTAAAAATATAGCCATAGGTGAAGGGTCATTATCTACCTTTAACTCTGGATCATCAGCGTCAGATACTTACAATACTGCGGTGGGTCACTTCGCAGGTGGATCAGTAACCACAGGAACAAACAACACCATTATCGGTGGACATGTAGGGGATGCGCTAACCACTGGATTTAACAACGTAGCTGTTGGATACGGGTCTTTAGGCTTTGACCAAAGAGGCAACAGATCAACAGCTATTGGGTACAGAGCATTAGGAACACAGCGTTTTACTTCGGACACGGATAGCTTTAACACTGCGGTAGGTTATGATGCAGGTTTAGAAATAACCACGGGCATACGAAACACTCTCATAGGGGCATTTGCTGGTGATAGCTTAACCGATTCTGATAAAAATGTAGCTGTAGGTTATCAAGCACTAGCTAACGATACTTTTGGTTCTAAATCTACAGCTATAGGTGATGGTGCTTTAGCCACACAGCGTTTTGCTTCAGCTACAGATAGTTTCAACGTAGCTATTGGCCCAAGTGCTGGTTATAATGTAACCACAGGACTTCGCAATACTTTTGTCGGAGCAAATGCTGGTGATGGTACTGATGATGGCAGTACGAATGTGGCTTTGGGTTATTCGGCTTTATCGGGCAACTGTGGTGATGACAATTCAGCGGTTGGTTCTTATACCTTGTTTCAGACAACTGGTGCAAAAAACACTGCTATTGGACAGACCGCAGGGTATGGTATAACTTCTGGCTCTAACAATATATGTATAGGAGCAGACGCAGGACGAACAGGAAGTCCGGGAGGTAATCAAACTACTGGTAGCGGTTCTATTTGTTTAGGTGATGAAAATATAAGTGATGCTTACATCCAAGTAGATTGGACTGTATCCTCTGACCAACGTGACAAAACAGACTTTACGGCACTAGACTTGGGCTTAGACTTTGTAAAAGCACTATCACCTGTAACATACAAGTGGGACAAGCGTAGCAAGTACGGCGATAAGTCTGCTGAAGACTATGACATTGATGCACAGACACCTGATGGCACTCACAAAGAAGATTGGTTGGACATTGGCTTTAAGGCACAAGAAGTTCAAGCACTTGAAGAAGCCGCAGGATATACAACTGCCGCTAAGAAAAACCTTACTGTATCTACATCAGGTGATGGTAAGCAGATGGGTCTACAGTACAGCAAGTTTGTACCCATCCTAGTCAAAGCAATACAAGAACAGAACGCATTAATTGAAGCATTAACGGCTCGTGTAGCCACACTAGAAGGATAAAACAATGACAGATAGAACAGCAGATCAAATTGCACAGGACTACTCAGCAATGCTTGGTAGTGTAAGCGTAATCACTAACGTCTTAGATGACGATAATGATTTTGGTAGCGACATGACTACCGATGAGAAAAAAGAACGTGTGGGACGTAGCATGGGCT